GGCCAGTGTCTTGAAAAGCCTGGTCTGCTCGGTGATCCGCTCATAGATGGACTGCTTCCCGTCCCCCCCGATGAGTTGGAGGTAATCGACGACAATCAGATCGAGCGGCTTCTTGATGTGTGCCCGTCTGGCCTCGGCGCGGATATTGTGGATGGTCTGGGAGCCTCTATCATCGATCAGCAGGTCCATCTGCGGGATAATGGTCTCGGTTTGAGCGATGGCCTGCCGCTGCGTTTCGGTGTCGAAACACGCCCCACTTTGCACGTCGGCATAGAATATTCCCCCCACACTGCTAACGAGCTTTTCCATAACTTCATCAGCGTCCATTTCGAGCGAAAAAATCATCACCCGGTGCCCGTCCCTGGCGACGTGTTCTGCAAGGTTCAGAGCCAGAGTTGTCTTACCCATAGCCGGTCGGCCTGCGACAATATGCAGCCCGCCACGCCTGATCCCGCCCCACCTGCTGTCAAGAGAAGGATACCCCGTCGAAAACCCTACCATGGCCCGGCCATTGCGGCTGACGAGGTCATGGAGCAGTGTCCGGTATGCGGGAGCAGCTTCGACGATGTTTTCGGACTGATTTTGTGTCAGTGCCATCGACGTCTTCTGGACCTCCTCGATCCGGTCCAAAATCGGTTTGGTATCGGTCGCCAGTTCACGGATTTTAGTAGCCAGAAAAACCATGGCCCGTTCGGTGCGTTTTTCTCGAAGGACATTGCAGTAAGCGCGGATATTCGAGGGGCCGAGAACAGCGCGTGCGGCCTCCTGAACGTAGTGAGCCACCTCAGGGTCGGATGCGGCGTAAGCAGCGAGGCTGATCGTATGGCCATCGACAGGTTCGCCGCGACGGTCGATTTCAGTCGCCAGCTCGAACGCCTTGCGCGCCATCCGGTTTACGAAGTCGGTCGCCGAAACTTCGGCAGCAACCGTCGGCCACGTCCCAGGGTATTCGGCGATACAGCCAATTACGATATTTTCCGCCTCAGGACTATGCGGTAACGCCGTCATGGTAATTGCCCTCCCGGATTCGTTCAAACATCGTCTTCGTGACGATCCACTCCAGCGTAGCCCGGAATAGTTTTCTACCGGGAGTCGGTTCAACTCGCCCCATCAAAAAATCTGATCGACGAATGTACTCGAAGAATCCTCGCCACCATTCGATGGTCTGCCGATTAGGGTCTTCCAGCCATCTGGCCTTCAGCGCAGATGCTCGTTTTCCGGTCCAGTCCAGATGCCTCGGAAGTTCGTGTAAAACCTCGTGGTACAAACTCAGGATTTCCTGATGGGGGCAGATGCTGCTGGCCGTGTGCGTAGTACACGGAGTATTTTCTGTTCTGTTCTGTTCTGTATCTGTATCTGTTCTGTTCTGTACCGTCACTGTGACGTCACTGTGACGTTCACTCACCGTCACATTTTCAGGTTTATTCTTATTTATCCGGTACTTACGAGTCCTAGATTTAGATGAGTCAGAAACGAATTGAAGGTCGTTCCATCGAAAAGGCTGCCAATTCTTGTCAATTAGACCAACATCCAGCAATCTTTTCTTCGCAGCTTCAAAGGCTTCGCCTTGCAATCCCAACTTGCGGGAAACCATCTTTTCTCGTGCTTCGACAGATGGAAAAATCTCATCTATGTAGCCCTCATTCTTCATGCACAGAACCCATACAAAATGACGTTGGTCATCGAAGGATAAAACCTCGATTTTTGGGTCTGTCATGACGCGGGAGTACAGGCGAAACCACGGGTTATTCATAGTCTTTGAAACCTGATAAGACAGTGCCCAGTTACTTTGTAATGTCCGCTAACTTGGCAACCCCGGCATTTTTTCTGCGGCGCATTAAATCCATGTATTGCTGGTAACCAGTACTCTTTTGCTGGGAAAACCCAAGAGTTTTGCACCAGTAATCATTTCTCAGCAACGCCTTACAGACTTTTCTCCAACTGGGAACATCCGTTTTGGTTTCTAAATCATGGTCCGCAAAATCAGGGATTCCTTCCGGGTACCCGCGCTTTTCCCACCATTTGCAGTACAGGTAAATCTTATTGACAAAATGCTCGGATGATTTTTTTGGAAGAGAACCAAGAAACACCTTGGCAAAAGACTCCCATGTATGATTTTCCGGCTTTGTGATCTTGTTGTATCCATTGATGTTGCCATCTTCCTTGACGTACAAAGCGCCAGAATTAGCACCTGCTACTCGCGCCACTACCTTTGACCATGTTGCAGGCTCTATCAAATGGAATAGCCACAGGCCGCGTCTTTGATCGTCTCCATACGGTTCACATATCCTCATTGATCCAAGAGGAACGCCTGCTTTGTGCATGTACTCGTACAAGGGATTCGGTTTGTTGCCTGGGAATTTTGCGTGGTACGTCCAAATGTCTTTTACATACCAGTCGTAAATTGGATAAACGTTGAATACGTTATCCGTTACCTTGGTCGTGTACTGCTTATCTTGGCATTTCGTCTTTGTCGTAGAGGCTATTGTCCGATATCGGTTTAGGCTTTCAGACGCTCTTATTCCGACCATGCAGGCTGTGCTTTTTCCGCCCGCGTACCACTCGCCAAACAACGGAACGAACTCCTCAAACTCCATGCCTCGCCACCAAAAATCGAATGTCTCAGGATTAGTTATTGCACATGGCGGTGCCTGCCTTATCCAGTCAGCCTCTCGCTCAGGCTGCCAACATTCCCAATACGGTTCATAGACACTGACCGCGTTTCGTAATGCTAATGGCAGCGCGACCCAGTACAGGTCTATAACGTCTGAATACAGCTGCACGCATTCCAAAGCATGGTTTATCGTCAAGTTGTACTGACCTTCAAGATCGACCAGCAATACGCCAAACCGAACGCCTCTCTTTCTCGCTTCTTCAGCAGCCAAATGAAGCATGACCGTTGAATCCTTCCCGGCAGAAAAGGAAAGATACACGCGCTCGAATGTGTCAAAAGTCCAAGATATCCTCATCCTCGATGCGATCAGAACATCCATCCCCAGTAATTTTTTGCTCATTCATAGTCTCCCACATGGCTATTGCCTTTTCTGCCTGCGTGTTGGCATCCACTCGTTGTTGTTCTGTAAGATGACCCCAAGCTTCTCGCACGATGTTTTCCGGGCATTGAATTGCCAGGGCCGCCGCAGCTTGACCGATCCATGCTTTTCTGTTTATTGTCTTGTTTGTCAAATTGTGTTCGCATGTTAACGGCCATTGATAGATAACCTTACGCATCCATAGTCCGTATCTTTCATGGTCTCCAGTGAATTCAATCGCGAGATCAAGATGACGTTTCCTGTCCTTCACTCTGCCCCACATGTTGTAACTCACTTCCTCCCACATCCACCACGGGTGATAAATCCTCTTCATCTACTTCCCACGCTTCATTAAATTCAGAATCTTTAAACATATCACTAAGCCCGCTTATCTGAACTAGGCGCAAAACTTCGTCTTGATCCATACCCAGTTCTTTACCAATCTTTTTTGGCGACCAGTTCCTGCGCTTCAACTCAAGAACGATCTCCGACATGGCCTCTACGCGATGCTTTCCTCTCGCTCTATTGTGGCGGATGGTCGCTGCCATTCTGTCGGCTTTCCCCGACTGTGCATGTTTTATGCTCACCACGGGAAGGTAGCCGTGTATCCTTGCAGAAACACCAACGTTTTCCTTGCCTACACGATGTCGATGAAACCCATCAACAACTTCTCTACCGTTGTCATTTGGCCATGTAACGATTGGCTGGGTAAAACCGTCAGCAAGAATTGAAGTCGCAAGTAGTTCCATTTCTGGAGGCGCTACACTGTTAGGGTTGTAGTCATTCGCGCTTATTTCTTCTGATTTTATCCATAACACGCAATCAACTGGCTCCCCAAAAAACGGACCTATTTCATGCAGCCATTGTTTAATTTCATTGATGACGTGAACTTTATCATTCAAGGAAAGCGTTTCGATTGAATCGAAGCACGGGCGTATACATGACAGTATTTCGTCTCTATTCATATCATCAATCATGCCGCTTTTCCTTTCTTGCGCTTGCGCGGCAGTTTAGATCGTTCCTCGATCAGCTTGATGTAGATGCTCTCCCGCGTATCGACCTGACGATTGGCGACTCGAA